TAAATAAGAGAGGGTGGCTTCGGTCACCCTTTCTTACTGTTCGAATATTTATATTAAAAGAAATAATATGGCAGTACCACACAACAAATATTCGATGAAAGCGATCATACGTTATGATGGCCGCCTTGTTGATGTATTAGATCGTATTCGAGCGATTGAATTAGTACTAATGGTTCATATTGAACAAGACTTAGGACCAGACAAAGAATTAGTTACTATTAAGATAATGACATCATATCCTCCTAGAAAAACATATTTAGCAATCCGTCAGGCTTGTTTAGGAAAAATAGAAACACTTAAGGATATGACACTTCAAGAATCTACACTTACAAAATTGTTTTAATTAATAAGGTTATTATGGCTACACAAAACCGGGAGAAAACTCCTCCGAAAAATGACATTAAGTTTTCAATTACATTATCAGAAGAACAAAAACAAGCAAAAGCAAAAATTATAGAAACACCTTTTAATTTTATATTAGGAAAAGCTGGTTCTGGAAAAACATTGTTAGCAGTTCAAATTGCTTTAGATATGTTTTTCAAAAGACAAATCAATAAAATTATCATAACACGACCTACCGTATCAAATGAAGACAATGGATTTCTTCCAGGTTCATTAGAAGAGAAAATGGAACCATGGCTAGTTCCGTTACGTAGCAATATGCGTAAAGTATATAATAAACCAGAAATTCTAGAAAAAATGGAGAAGGAAGAAAATATTGAATTAGTTTCTTTAGCACACTTCCGCGGAAGAACATTCGACCACGCTATTTGTATTGTAGATGAATTTCAAAACTTAACAAAACAACAACTTCAAATGGTATTGTCTCGTTTAGGAAAAGATAGTATTATGATCTTAACGGGAGATAGATATCAAATAGATTTAAAATTTAGTAATGATTCGGCAGTGCATGAAGTTCCTAAATTGACCAAGTCAAAATATGTAAATGAAATCATATTGCTTGACAATCATCGTCATGAGGCTTTAGATGAAATTTTAAAACTGCTAAATGAAAGATATTGATATTTATATTTAAAAGGGAAACATCATGGATTACAGTCAAAATAAACCAATTTGGCCAGGCTCATCTTCATTTACAGTTGGTTCAACACCATTTGGTTTCTTTGATACTGATCCGGTTTTCCAAGCTCACGCAGATAAATTTGCTAAAGCTGCAGCTCAACATTTAGGATATCCCATAATGGATGTTGAAATGCAAGCAATAAATTTTTATACTGCTTTTGAAGCTGCTGCAATTGAATATTCAAATCAAGTTAATCAAGTTAATATTGCTAATAATTTAATTAATACATTAGGCGTAAATACAGGATCTGCATTTTTAAATGGTTCTAGCCTTACCGGTGCGTTAGTAGGAAATTCATTTGGATATATTACTAAACTTTCAAAAGCATATGGTACTGAAGCAGACAGTGGTGGTTCATTAAAATGGTATACTGCTTCATTTGATATTAAACCAGGTAAACAAACATATAGTATACGAGAAGCAGTATCTGCATCATTAGGTATCGATATAACAACTAGTTCAGTTGAAATTAAAAGAGTACTTCATAATCCACCGCCCGCAATTGTTAGATATTTTGACCCATTCGTAGGAACAGGTTTAGGATCACAACAATTATTAGATGCATTTGATTTTGGAGGATTTTCTCCATCAGTATCATTCATGATGATGCCAATTAATGCTGACTTGATGCGTTTGCAAGCAATTGAATTTAATGATCAAGTACGTAAATCAGCATATTCATTTGAGATACATGGAGATGATATTAAGTTTTGGCCAGTACCGGTAACACCAACAGGCTCATCGTCAGCAACACCATTTTTTAGCAAAGTATATATTGATTTTATATTTGACGAACAAAAAAATAATGAAGCACTTTTATTTGGTAATACAGCACTTTTAAACAATGTTATAAGTGACGCATCAAATATACCATATACATATCAAACCTACGGTAAAATTAATGATATGGGGCGTGCTTGGATAATTAAATATGGTATTGCTCTTGCAAAAGAAATGTTAGGATTAATTCGCAATAAATATAGTAACATTCCTATCCCTAATGGCGAAGTAACACTTAATGGTTCTGATTTAGTTTCACAAGGTCAAGCTGAAAAAGAAACGTTGATAACTCAATTGCGCGAATTTTTAGATAAAATGACAAAAGAACAAATGATGACTCGTCAAAATGCAGAAGCGACACAAATGCATGAAATGTTATCCAAAGTTCCATTAAAAATTTATGTTGGATAAGGAGATAAGATATGGCAATTTTTGGTGGAATACGAGATGCAAGATTTTTAGCTGCAGTTAATTCTGAATTAATTAACGCAATTATAGATACAGAAATTGAATTTTTCAAATTAATTGTTGAGTCTAGTGCATCAAATATATATGGCGAATCTACAAAGAAATCATATTTCGATTCAATATTAATTCCATGTTTAATTACTAAAGAAACAAAAACGGCAAATATGGATGATTATGGTCATACATATACAAGAACAGCACAATTTGCGATTTCTAGAGATATTTTAGAACGAGCATCATTTTTCCCGGAAGTTGGGGACATTGTATTTTGGGATAATGAATACTATGAATTAGATAACGTTGATGCAAATCAATATTTCGTAGGAAAGAATCCAGAAACCTGGCCTAATGGATCGGAACATGGATATAGCGTTTCTGTTATATGTGACGCACATGCAACTCGTCAAACACCTGCAGGAATTGAAAATTTAAGAAGAGGCGGTAATAATAATTCTACAGCATACAAAGGATTTTAATGCCTAATATTAATAGAAGAAATATTGATCGTAAAACAAATAAACCAAATCCAGATCGTACTGGAGGTATGCAGCCTGATATAATCTTGAATCGTGCTGAACAAGTACGTAGAGATGATGATGTTATACGAACTGCAAAACGTTCTTTATATGATATTGATTATGCAATTAAATGGTATATTGAAAATGAAATAAGACCACAAATTGTAGATCAAGAACAATTATTACCCGTTCCTGTAATTTTTGCTAATGGTGAAAAATGGGATAATGTACGCAAATTGGGTTATATTCGTGATGAAAAAGGAATGTTACAATCTCCAGTAATCATGTTAAAACGTAATTCTGTAGTAGAACGAGATTCGGTACGAGGATTAGATGTTAATCATGTTTTACCTGAAAACGTACGAATATATAAAACAAAATACAACGAACGAAACAGATATCAAGACGATTTATTTCCAATACCTTTAAATCAACCGCAGCCATCAGAAAAAGTTTATATTGCTGATATTCCTAAATATATGAATATTGAATATGAAATGATGTTGTGGTGTGATTTTACGGAACAAATGAATAATCTCGTAGATCAAATTTTACCATATAGTAGATTTGCATGGGGTAATGAAGCAAATCGTTTTTCAACTTCATTAGGCCAAGTAAGTTTTGAAACAGTAAATACAGTAGGCGAAGATCGTTTAGTACGAGCTACAATACCATTAACAGTTTTAGGAACATTATTATCAGAACAAGAAGTTAGAAGGTCAACACTTCGAAAAGCATATTCGGCTAAAAAAGTAACATTTGAAACTGTTATTGACATCGGCGATGATTTGTTTTCATCAACATCTGTATCATCAAAAGTACTTCAAGCTCAAAGTTTTGTTTCAAGTGGAGGACAAATTGTTGTATCATCTACATCGGGTCAAACAACTACGATCGATGCGCCAACAATGTTGTATTTAACTAATTTAAGTGAAAAAATTGCAACGTATTCAAATTCAATAACTATAAACGTTAATGCTTTTGCAGCAATTAATCCGGTTAATTTAACAGTGGCTTCTAAAAATGAATTTGACATTTATATTAACGGACAATATGCAGATAAAGCAACATATACTTGGACGCCGAGTGATGTAACAACACAAACTATAACATTTGATACTAGCATATTAGGATATACAATAGAATCTGCAGATGTAATTGTAGTGAAAGGTAGGTGGGCATAATGGGAGCTAGACAACTTAGACCAGGACAATTACGTACGGGTTCATTGTTTGATATTACATCTAGTTTTGCAATATCTGCTTCATATGCAAAAAATGCAGCAACTGCGTCATATGCATTAAATGCAGTACCATTTCCATTTTCGGGAAGCGCTGTCGTAACTGGTTCATTAGAAATAAAAAGTGATAGAAATAATATTTTTATCATAAAAAATTTTAATGAACAAAACATATTAACAGTATCACAAAGTGGCGTTGTTGTATTAGCAACACAAAGCATAGAATTGACAAGTGCTGCTCCGGTAGGTGGTATATATTTTACATCAACATCGTTATTCATTGGTTTAGAATAAAAAAACAAAATACGTGAATATTTATATATAAAATAGAAAAATAAGGGTAACTAATGGCTACATGGAAAAAAGTCGCCGTCTCGGGCAGTAATGTATCACAATTTAACAATGACTCGGGATATCTAACAGCTGCAACAGTACCAGTAAAAAATGCGTTTTCAACAGCATCATACGATGGCACAAACATATTAGCAGATAATGGCGCTAGCGCATTAAATTTTGCATCGGGTTCGGGCACTGGTTTAAATATTTCAGCAAATGCTAGTACAGATACATTAACATTTAGTTTAAATGCAGTACCGAATGCTAGTTTACAAAATTCTGCTGTAACAGTAACTGCTGGTAACGGTTTAACTGATGGTGGCTCTGTATCATTAGGTGGCTCAACTACATTAAATATTGGTGCTGGTACTCATATTACCGTAAATGCCGATGATGTTGCTGTTAATACCGGAACATTGATTCCTGCAGTATGGGCAGCATCTGCTTCATATACGGGATCTATTTTTTCTGGAATTACCGGCGATGTAACTATCACAGCTGGTGGTGTATCTGCTATTGGAAGTGGTGTAATTGTCGATGGAGATGTTAATGCATCTGCAGCAATTGCATATACTAAAATTAATTTTGGAGCATCTGGATTCGTTTCTGGATCATCTCTTTCAAGTCCAGGTCAAGGTGAAGTTGTTTTAACTACAAATGGTGTAGCAGGTTCAACCATAGATTTAGGATTACAAACTTCAGACTCTCCTCAATTCGTAGGATTAACATTAACAGGCGACGCAGCAGTTAATGGTGGAGATATTACAACTAGTGCTACTACATTTAACTTGGTTAACTCAAATGCAACTACAGTTAACTTTGCAGGTGCAGCAACAACACTTAATGTAGGTAATGCATCTGGCACTACAACTATTGCAGGTAATGCAATTGTTCAAGGTGACTTTACCGTTAATGGTACTACAACATATATTAACACTCAAGATTTATATGTAGAAGACAAATTCATTGTATTAGCATCGGGTTCAGCAACAGCAGGCGATGGTGGTATTATGATTGACCGCGGCTCTGATTCAGACGGCAACATTGCTTATGGTTATGATTCTGTAACAGATCGTTGGGGATTCCAAAATGGAATGGCAGATACATCTAACATATTAGATCCAACTTCGGGAGCAGGTGTTAATGGTGCATTTGCAGCATACGTATTTACCGAAGCCGGCCATGGCTCAACAAAACCAGTTACGGGTGAATTTGCAGTTCAAGGTGCAATGTATACATCTAATGCTGGAGATATTTGGATTTACGCATAAAATTTTATATAATAAGTTATGGGCATAGTAAATAAATTAGTTCCGAATTCGAACATAAAACCGCAACCGCAAGAGTCAACACAACTAACTAGTAGTGAGTTAGAATATCTATTAAGCATTCTACGTGCAACTACCTTAACAGGCGATCAAGTTGAAACATTTTATAATTTGGCTGTAAAATTGCAAAAACAATATTTAGAACTAAATAAATAACAAGTTATGGACTTATTTGCAATCGACTTAACACCTCAAGAAATTAGCATATTGCGTCAAGCTCTTGACATCATTACAATTACCGGTAAAGATGCAAAAACTATTGCCGGACTTCAAATTAAATTGGAATCTGAAATTGCAGAAATTGCAAAAATGATTGACTCAAAAACTCCCACTAAAAAGACCAGGTAACATATTTATATTAAAATCATTGTAGGCCCTTTTGGGAAGTAGGCGCTCGCACGGCATAAGTGTGTGTATCTAACCACAATGAAAGGAGTATATATATGCCATCATGGAAACGCGTAATCGTATCGGGCTCTGATGCCTCACTAAATTCATTAACTACCCCTGCAGGTACAATCAATAGTATTACAGCATCATTTGCCATGACGGCATCATATGCTCCCAATTTAACTATTTCTGGGTCAATTGGCAATGTTAATTACATTGATTTTAATACAGGATCTGCTACTCCAGCTTGGAAATCAGGACGAGTATTTTGGGATAACACAGAAGGAGCGTTGTCAGTATATAATGCAGAAGCTGACGTTACTATGCAGCTAGGGCAAGAGAATTGGACTCGAGTATATAATGATACCGGAGCCACTATATCAAATGGCGCTCCAGTAAGAATTACCGGAACACATGGTGATCACCCAGAAGTGGTATTAGCCGCATCCGTACAAGTATCAGGAAGCTCCAACTTGGTTAACCAAATACTTGGTTTAGCAACTCACGATATTGAAGCTGGTACGTTTGGGTATGTTACTACTCAGGGATTAGTAAGAGGACTAAACACTAGTGCATACAATGACGGAGATACCTTATATCTTTCTTCAACCGCTGGTCAATTAACAGCAACTGTTCCAACTGCACCATATGAAATCGTACCAGTAGGACAAGTGGTAAAGGCAAGTCCTGGTGGAAGTGGTATCATATATGTAGCAGTTCAGCAACCACTAGACTTTACAGATTTAAGTTCTGTAGCATTGGGGTTAGGAACCTATCAGGATGGTGATCTTTGGACATATCACGGACCTTCAAAACAATGGAGACATCAAAAACAACTTTCAGGCTCATATGCATTAACAGGATCATTAACCGGAACTTCATTTACAGGAAGTTTGTTTGGTACTGCCAGTTGGGCAACAAATGCTTTAACTGCATCATATACTCCTTCAATTGCAGGTACAGACAATTATATACCTAGATTCAATGGTTCAAGTGCACTAGAAAATAGTGTAATGTATGATGATGGTACTAATATTGGTATTGGAACTACTAGCCCCGGATCTCTTCTTCAAGTAGGTTACCAAAATACAACTA